CCAAGCCTTTCGAGGCGATGCGATCTTTCCGTTAAAGATGATGTAAGCGATTCTCTTATCGCCAGACTTTCCAGCGAGTCGAATCTGATCTGCCAAGTCGGGCATGAGATCGGGCTTCCCGTTCTTACCTGAAAGGTCGCGGTCAACATCGATGGCACGAACCCATCCCTGTGCATCTGGATTATGATCAGACTTGCGCGCAGCGTGTCGAGTGTCACCGATCCAGCCGTCGGAAGTTCTATCTCGACCGGGGAATGCGTCATCGATCTGCTCACGAAGTTGAATCGCTGATCGACTTAAACGCGGCTTCACAGGCTGCACACTCCCATCGCTTTAGATCGTTAAGTAATAATTCGTCGTGACCGCATTCTGGCATGGGTGCGATAAATGCATCATCGATTGGATCGTAGGTATAACCGATCCCTGCGTAGTTAAAACGAATGTTTCCGTTATAGCTTGTCTTGACCCAAGTACCGCCAAGGTTATCGATTAACCATGAATATCCTTCATCGCCTGCAGGGTCATTGTTGTCGCCTACTAATACGCGAATGACTTTAGAATTTTCGTCTATTTCTGCCCAATGACTCATACTGGATATCTCACAATCACAATGCCTGAACCGCCTGTGCCGCCGTTAACAGTGTCATTACCTTGGCCACCACCGCCAGAGCCAGTGTTAGTAACGCCGTTTCCTGGAGTCGTGGTGTTTGTTCCATCGCCACCACCGCCAGAGCCGCCAGTAGAAGTACCAGCTTGAAAACCTCCGCCACCACCACCGCCAGCATAAAATCCGCTGACTCCAGTAGATGTTGCAGTTGCCCAAGTGCTCCAGTCGTTACGACCAGCGCCACCGTTACCAGGTGTCGTTGGTGTTACCGCAGTTACGCCGACGGCACTACTTCCACCACCGCCACCACCTAAATTGTTTGTCGTATCATTGCCGTCGCCACCTGCAAATCCATAGCCAGTAGCGCCACCAGAAGATCCTTGAGTTGCTGCAGCGCCGGGCTTAAAGGTAGAAAAACCAGAACCACCACCGCCAGAGCCGCCTGTTTTGGCTGCATTACTTCCGCCGCCTCCGCCTCCGCCACCGTTAGCAGTAATGGTGTCAAAAGTAGAGTTAATTCCTGTGCTTCCAGCGCTTGCTGCGCCTCCACCAGCTCCGCCTCCACCGATTGTTATATTGTAATTCGTTGCAGTGACGCTTCTGCCGCTTTGGTAACAGACTCCACCAGCTCCACCGCCTCCACCGTGTCTACGACCTCCACCGCCTCCGCCCGCGATAGTCAATACTTCAATAGTTTGACCTGCAGGTGCGTTGGTCACTGTAAAAGTGCCGTTGGCAGTAAAGGTGTGATACTTGTATCCACCGCTAGTGACTGTCGTGCCACCAGTTGCAGTAATTGGAGTTATTGGTTGCGTTAATAATCCAGCAACGACATTGCCTATCATTATCCAATAGCTCCGACGACGTACCAAGTATCTGTGCCGGTCTTAATGCAAGCTGCGCTTTTATATTGTCCGAGGGTAGGCTGAGCCGCTACCGCGCCAGCCGAAAGAACTGTAGTAGTGCCAGAGGTGACTGCCTTAATTGTGCAAGTACCAGTACCAATATTGAGGACTGTGATGACTGTGCCGATTGGGAATGCTACAGATGCATTGGTAGGAATGTTAAAGGCAATTGCTGTTGACTTGTTCATTATCTCTAAGACTTGATAAGCGTCTGCGATGACTGCCGTGTAGTCATTAGTGTTAGCAGCACCGACAGTAAAGGCTACTAGGCCGTTATAGTCTGCAGCCGTAAAGATGTCGCCTGTGGTCGCTGGAAAGCCTTCTGCCATGATTTTCTCCTAGTATCCCATTATGGATTGTCCGATTATACCGTAAGTCGATGATCCAATGATGAATCCTTCGACTATAGGCTCAAGTGTTGTAACTGTGCATTTCATTGAATTGGGTGTGATGTCCCACGCTAGACCCTGCACTTGCAAGGTCTTGACGATTGTGGAGCCATCTGGCTGAACGTTAGTAATCTTTACATTGTCAAAGTAATCTAGGCCGATCATTGTGTCAGTTGGAACGGCTGTATCCAATAGATCGACTGTCATCTGATCGATGCGGATTGTGGTCTCAGCTCGAGTTGCTACATAAATCTTAGCAATGTCTAGAACTTGCGCATCGGTCTCTGGGATCATCTCGGTGACAGTAGTGCCATGAGGGAAGTACTTGGCAGATGAATCGACGTTTACTGCTGTCTGCGCCGTGCCACCAATGCGTGTCATGCTGGCTTGGTTAATTATGAGCTTGTCATCGAAGGCGTACTTAAGGTCACTGTATGGAATGCCAGTAGTCTGATTAAACTCGATAGGGGCTGCCGCTAGGGAGCCGACTACATCGTTACGATCCTTGAACTCTGCCGTGCCATCTGTACGGATAAAGAACGCGCCCTGCTCTGCAAACTCTGCAGCCTTAAGAGCTGCTAGGGCTGGACGCGATGTCCCCGGATCTGCCTGCACTGTGGTCGATCCTGTGTCGGTGATTCTCATCGATGTAGGGAATGAGACCTGATCTAGAATCTTGGTGATGCGTGTGCCTGTGGTCTGGCCTGCCGTCGCTCCGCTTACTGTCGAAACGTTAGCCATCTGAAACAATCTAAAGGCATCGCTGCAGATGATATCGACGTAGCCGATCTCTTGGCCTGTTGGATAATAATACTTATATGAATCAACATAACCCGAGAATAGAAAGTGCTGAGTAGTTGCCGTAGTAGCTGCGACACGAATCTTGCGAAGTGGAGTCAGATAGCCGAAGTACGGGCTGGATGTATTTTGAGGGTTGAAGTAAGAGTCTGGGTCTAAGACTCGAACAGTACAGTTGCCAGCTTCGTAGGTGTCTCGCATGATGTTGCGTCCACGGCTGATCTTGATGGATCGAGTGACGCTGCTGAGATCGACTACGGGATCGGGAACTTCTGTCGCCGCGAACTGAGACACGCCAATAACGCCGTTGATAGGGTCGCCAATAGTAAAGGGATAGCCGAAAGTTGCTCCCTGGCTAAAGTCGAATGAGACCGATATCGCGGCAGGTAAGGTCATAGCAAGCCGACAGAACCTCGGCCACCTGCGCGGCCTACTGAGTTAAATGATCCTGAGAGTGAGTCATTAATTGAAACGTCTCTGATTGCGCCGCCCACTGCTTGATCGTTTAGATAAACCTCAACATTAATGGCCTGCTGGTCTGCTCGTTGGAATGAATTGACTGCAGACATTAACTCCATTTGAGCATCGGAGAACGTGGACGATGGAGCAATTGGAGCTGTTTGTAATTGTGCTACAGATACGCCAAGGGCTGAGGCTGTGTAATTGAGCAAGTCCTGAGGGAGTGTCCAGTTGCGGTAAGGGTTAGGAGCCTCTGGAGTGGTGAGCAATAACTGGCGCAACTCGTTCTGTCGTTTTGTCGCTGCTTCTAATTGATCAGATAACTGAGTGGCAAGGCTTGCATTACCTTCGAGAATAGCCTTCTGCAATAGTAAGGATATGCGGTCAGTCTCGCTAATCTTACCCTTAAGCGCTGCTTCAATACCGATAGCCTCAAGGTTAAGAGTCTTTGATGCCTTCTGCAAGGCTAGAGACTTTTTCTGTGTGTCGAGAGTTTTCTTTTGTAGTGCTGCTAATTCTTTAGCGCGCTTGGCTGCTGCCGCTTCTGCTTTTCTACGAGCTTCGACGTTAGGATCGATGTACCCCGGGCCTAGGGCAGATGATGGATAACCGCCCATTCCACCGATCGGTCCGCCACCAAATGATCCGCCACCCATGGTGCCAAGGAATCCAGCGGCTCCGCCAAACATCTTGACTAAGTTGCTGCCTGTAATTCTGTCTAAGACTCCGACTAAACCGAATCCTGCCTGTGCGGCTTTATCAAGGTTGGAGACCAATACAGCAACGTTACGAAATGCGGCAGCCGTACCCTCTGCAAATGTATTCATCGCCGTGGTTAGGTCTTTAATATTGCCTGACTCGCTTGACAGAATTGTAAAGGCATCGATAAGACCTTTACCGATAGTCTCCTGAGCTTCGCCTGCGGCTGTAGTAATTACTTCTAACTTGCCAGCGTAGGTCTCAAGGTAGGCAGCGTTAGCCCCTGTGAATTGCTTGTTTAATCTTTCCTGAACTTCTGCGAAGCTCATTGTCTTTAATTCTGCAACGCTTAGACCAAGTGAGTACTTGCGAAGTCCTCGGGTCTGTCCGACGTATGCAGCGGTGAGATCGCCCACGACTGTTTCAAAATCAACGCCTGAACCGCGTGAAATGTCTAGGGCTTGAGTAAGTAATTCTTGAGACTTAGCCACTGAACCAGTGGTCTGCAATAACTTCTGCATGCTGGGACGAAGTACATCATCGGCAACGCCTGAAGCCATGGACATCTCTGAAATAAACTTCTCAATGCGTGGGGTCTCAAATGCTAGGCCTAGATTCTTGACAGATTGTGCAAGCTGAGAGGCTGCCTTTTCATCTGCGATAAATGCGGCGACCGACTTCTTGCCAAAGTTTACTATTGCAGCCGTTGATAGACCGATGCCTGCTGCGCCTGCTAAACGCTTGAAAGACTTGTTGAGGCTTTTGACACTATTGTCAGCGTCCTTAAAGGCCTTCTTACCCTTGAACTCACCGATAATCGGGATGCGTAACTCAGCCATTATTACCTCTCGCGTTAAACTTTGCGGCAGCCTTTTCGAGTGCCTTGATTACTCCAGCCTTGGCTTTGCCTTGATCTTGGTCATAAGCCTTAAACATTGCGCGGCCTTGCATCTTGCGACTGCCTGCGAATGTGCCCGTAAATCTAGGTGAGAAGTTGCCAGTCATGCCAGACTTGCGGCCTGCGGTTTCAACAATCGCGCC